ACGGCTGTCAATGAAGACTTACTTTATATCGTGGATGTGAGCGACACATCGCAATCTCCACAAGGAACATCCAAGCAAATTGAGGTTGCAAATATTGCTTCAGTTTTTGGATTAGATAGTGGTACATATACACCAACATTTAGTGCAGAGGCAAATTTAGTAGTAACACCTAACTCAGCAACATACATCAAGGTAGGTAATATCGTGAATGTATCGGCTCAGTTAGAAATTAATTTGGATAGTGGAGAAAATGATGGCACATTTGAAATGTCGCTACCAGTTGCTTCAACTTTTACAAGTCAAAAACAATGCTTTGGATTAATGCAATATTCATTTGGTAATGGTAATTTAGCTGAGATTTTAAAACTGCGGTAGATATGCAATACTGCACACTAACATTCCAATATGAAATCCTCTAACAACGGCATTCGACTCATCCAAGAGTTTGAAGGCTTGCGCCTCACATCCTACCTATGCAGCGCATCTGTGCCTACCATTGGCTACGGCGCAACCTACTACCAAGACGGCAGCAAGGTCAAGCTTGGGCAGACCATCACCAGAGAGCAAGCCAATCAGATGCTTAAGGATCACCTTAAGGAGTTTGAAGGCAGCGTGCTCGGGTTGCTTAATAAAACCAAGGTCAACCAGAATCAGTTTGATGCCCTTGTAAGTTTCTGCTTTAACCTGGGCGCAGGCAACCTTGCCAAGTCGCAGCTGTTGAGATTCGTCAAAGCAAATCCAAACGACCCAAAGATTGCAGCTGAATTCCTTAAGTGGAACAGAGCAGGAGGTGAGGTTGTGACTGGCCTTGTAAGAAGGCGTAAAAAAGAGGCGCAACTATATTTCACTCCAATCGTTTAACCAACTATGGCGGCAAGGAGAGTCAGCAAACCAAGGCAAGTGCTTGATATAATCGTTAAGCACTGGAGGCCAACCATTGGCAGCTTGGTGATTCTCAGCTCTGTGTTCGCGCTTATCTTTAAGCAGATATCCACAGAGACACTTGCGGCGATTGTTGCAGCTATGGTGGCGGCAGGATACATACCTAAAAGCAGTGACAATGGATGATGGAATAGACTCAGTACAAGTGATCACGACCCTCGATGCGGGTTGCGTGGTGGGTATTGGCTGCAAAGTCCATACGCATCACCATCGCATTGAGATAAAGCCGCAAGTCGTTTATCAACCGATTCAGAATTTCACTATCTTTGGGCGCAACTATTGCACTAATCAATGGGGGCAAACTTTCGAGTTGCCTGTCGATGATCCAATGCCAGAGCCAAAGCCGATGCAACAAACCTACGCAAGCGATACCATTCAACCAACGCAATCTGCATTCTTGATTGCGCCAAAGCCTGAAGCGAAGATCATCATCAAGCCTCGCACTGAGTTCACCGAGTACAAGCCAACAATGGATGCTCCAATCATGGGCATGCTGTTGACTTTTACCATATACATCACCGCACAATGGGCATGGAGCTCAATGTCGGCATGGTCAAATTTATATAGCGAACTCTCGACATGTCTTCGCTCTTCATCTTAGAACATAGCATCGACCTCTTTTATGTGGTGACGGATAGCGATGGGAAGATTTTCACCAACAATGAACTCTTCAAGAACTATGTCAGCCATATTAAGCCGACAAAAATAACCGACATCATAAGCATTGAAGGTGACAAGATTGACTTCATTGATGCAATTGATAAAGCTCGCAAGCATTCACCTGAGCCTTCAAGAGTCTATGCTCGCACAAGACAGAAGAACGCAAGTGATAGATATAATGTTTGGAACTGCTTTGCGATTGATGATACTCTACACTTTGTTGGCATCCAGATAGTCGATGTGACATCCATCAGCTCGCATGAACATGAGAGGCAGAAGACACTTCTTGAGGAGTTCCGCTTCATGCTTAGCCATGAGCTCCGCCAACCACTGACTAACATTGCAGGGCTTGTGAATATGCTCATGCAGCATCAAGTGGCAAGTGATTTAGATCGCAAGGAACTGCTTGCAATGATACACACATCTGTCAACAAGCTTGATGATGCGATCAAGATACTTGTCAAGAAAGCAGCTCGAGAGTTATGACAGAACTGGAAGCGGATAAGAGACTGGTTAAGGTTGCCGCTTGGTATGTGATAGAGAGAGGAATGCCTGTATATGTTGCACTTCAAATCCTTCAAACTGAACTCAATGATAAAAGACTTTTTTGGGAATCATCAAAAGAACTCATCAGACTCATTCAAGTGGGGGTCTGTACGTACTGAAACGATTTATCTCATTGCGCTCATTTTTCTTCTGTTCCTGCTACTAAAAACATGCAGCGATGGAGTGCAATCTGATTATCGCCTTAAGCACACGATATATGAGGACAGCGTAGTTATAGCCTCACAGAAGAAGATAATCGCACAGAGCGGCTCTGATGCAGCCAAACAAGCACAACAGATTGCAGAGCTCGAAGTCAAAGTCAAGAACGCATCGGAGGTGGTTAAGATTGAAACGCGCACCATCATCAAAACGCAGATCAAGCTTGGCGATACTGTGATGGTGCAAGGCAAGCCATACATCCAACTGCCTAAGCCATTCCTTAAGCAGACCGAGTGGTACACAATCGGTGGCATGATCAACCGACTTGGGTGGTTGCAGATTGATTCACTCGTGATTCCGGCAAAGTTTACCTATGCGGTTGGTGACACCATGCGCACAGGGTTTTTCAACAAGCTCCTTCGCAAAAGTGATCAAGTGGTCCGCATGAGAGTTGACAATCCCAATGTCACCATCACCGGAATGGACAACATCTACATCAAGCAAGAGAAAAAGTGGCATCAGACAACAGGCTTTAAGGTAGGTGTTGGAGTGCTGATTGGTATCGTTGCAGTTAGTGCTGTAAAATAATCGTGCTGATTGTGTGCGAGTTAGGATAATTATGCGTAAATAGTTTTGAAGGGTAGTGTATAATCAAAATAAAGATATACATTTGCCTATCAATCATTCAATCATTTACTCATTTATTTATTCAATCTATGAACACTTTTTTTAAATCACACGACAGCACGCAGTTCTTCAACTACGATCATCTATCTGGCATCATGTTAACAATCGTTCAAGACGGTTGTCATCAAGGCCTCTTTCAGAGATGCGACAAGACATCACTTGTACTTGTTCGACAGTTCTCCAAGGAGATGACTCAAGGCATTCACGAATCGGTTCGCACTTATCATCCATCGGATGTTGGCGAGTTCTTCAAAATGTATCAGAAGACATTGCACAATACTCAAGTATCATTCAAACAATTAATAAATCAATTTTAACTATGGGCTTAAAAGCACCCTCAGGGAATAACACCTCCCGAGCAATCGCACCAGAAGGAGCGTTTGTTGCAAGATGTTATCAGATTGTAGACCTTGGAACTACAATGCAAACAGGACAATTTCCAGGCAAAAAACGCAAAGTGCAATTCATCTTTGAACTGCCAACAGAGCTGCATCAATTTGCAGAAGGCGAAGGCGAGAAACCATTCTATGCTCGCAGCATTTACAACCTCTCGATGAATGAGAAGGCAGTGCTCCGCAGAGACATCGAATCTTGGGCAGGCAAGAAGATGACCAACGAGATCGCTGAGAACTTCGATATCTTCACGCTACTTGGAAAGCCTTGCATGGTTAACCTTACACATGTAACCAAAGGAGATGCAACTTATGCAAACATTATCGGCATGTCTCCAGTGCCAAAAGGATTGGTTTGTCCTCCTGCATTCAACACTGCATTGTGTTACAACACTGAGGAGCATGATGATGCTGTTTTCAGTCAGCTGCCAGAGTTCATCCAAGACAAAATCAAGATGTCTGACGAATGGATTGCAAGAGTTAGCAAGCCAGTAACCAAGGTTGCATCATTCGCTCCTGAGGTCGAGGTTGAGACTGAAGATGACGAGTTTGGTTTCCCACCGTTCTAAAATAACAAAGGGCGGTAATCAGCCGCCCTTCATTAAAACATTCATTAAATCAATACACTATGAACGCAGCTAATATAGATAACATTTCCGAGTTCTACAAGTCATTGAACTCAACAGAGGTGCTTCGTGCTCAGGGCATGATTGAAGGTGCACCAAGCATCATTGAAGACAAGCTCTCATACGACATGAGCGCAGAGTCCATCAAAGCAGCTAACGATGCAATTAAGCACATCGAGAACAATCGCAAGCTCGTGACACTTCCACTGGATACCTACAAGAAGTCCATCATGGATGTTGAGCGTGATGCCACTGCTCCGCTTAAAGCTTACATCGAGCAGCGCAAAGCGATGATGATAGACTACTCTAACGAGCTCGCAGTTAAGAAGGCGGAAGCAGATGCGAAAATTGCACAGGAAGCAGCAGATGCGCTTAAGTCTGCAAGCAGCAGTGACATGTCCACGATCATG